GCTTCCTGTTACCCCTGTAGGTCCTGTAGGACCTGCAACAGTGGAATCTGCACCAGTAGGTCCTGTAGAACCTGTAGCCCCTGTATTACCTGTTAAACCTGTAGAGCCAGTAGGACCTGTTGCACCAGTTGCCCCAGTTACTCCTTGGATTCCTTGGTCGCCTTGCGAACCTGTAGGACCAGTCGTTCCTGTCGAACCTGTTGCTCCAGTCGAACCAGTCGAACCAGTAACGCCAGTTGAACCTGTAGGTCCCACGTTACCTTGAGTACCAGTAGAACCAGTTGCGCCTGTTTCTCCAGTAACACCAGTCGCACCTGTTGAACCAGTACTGCCAGTCGGACCTGTAATACCTTGAACACCTGTTGCACCTGTACTTCCTGTTGCACCTGTAGAACCTGTAGGACCAGTTGGTCCTGTTACTGTAGAGTCAGCACCAGTGGGACCAGTAGAACCTGTAATAGCAGGACCAGTAGAACCAGTTAAACCTGTAGGTCCAGTTGGACCAACATCACCCTGAGAACCTTGAATACCTTGAATACCTTGTGAACCAGTAGGTCCAGTAGGACCACTTACACCTTGAGGACCAATAGGTCCTTGTGTACCATCAACTTCAATAAGAATATTATTAGGGTCAGTGATATCAATAACAGTTGGTGAGGCTTCCTGAATTAATATCTCAGTTGCCATTATCTGGTTACCTCGCCTCTAATAACAAACTTTCCTTCCAAAACTCTTTGCACAACACCAGTAGAAGTTGTTGTAAATTCTAAATCATAACTATGACGACCAGTTGCCAAATCATCAGTAACAGTTGCAGCAATAGTTAAAGTAACAACACCACCTGCAGAAAAAGCAATACGACTATTTGCTGTAGACAATTCAACAATAACAGTAGATGAATCTAAAAATGAACGAACTTGCATTTGGGCTGTATAGTTACCAACTAAATCCCAAGGGGTACCATCAGTCTTAATTGTGAAAGTTAGACTAAAAGTAGAACCCTGGTCGCAGACCATATTGTATCTACCTGACATTATTTTCCTTTTCTTGCTACAGCAGCGTTATCTACTAGGTTTGGATACTTTCTGCCAGCAGCCTTAGCACGAGCCTTAGCACTTTTAATTTGTGTTGGAGTTAGTTTCTTAGAAGTTTTCTTAGGGTTCTTCTTATCCCAAAATGCTTTCTTTTTCATCTGCAGTTACAGTCCCACGCTCTTAAAGATTTGTTTATACGTGAATTAGGGTCACGTGCCGTTTTAGAAGAAGTACGTTTAGACTTCATACCACACATACGACTACAGAAAGACTTACGTCTTGATGCAGACTTAGGTGACTTTTTGGCTTGACCTGCTTTGACAGGAGGTTTAAGATTCCCACCAGTTGCTTTATTGTATGAAGCACGACCTTTGGCGTTAAGTCCGCCTTTAGGATTCTTTCCTTCTTTACGTGTCCAAGCAGGTGATTTAGCCATTATATATATTTAACGAGACCTAGTAGTCTTTGTATTAAAATCTTTTTTATTATAAGGGATTCCCTTACTTTCAGATTTCTTTTTTACTGTTTTAGGTCTAGCGTTATATGCAGCCATTGCTTTTGGTCCTGCAGCAACTGCTTGTGAACGTGTTGTTGCAGCAGTAGTCTTTTTAGCAGTAGTCTTTTTCATTGTTGAACGTACAGGACCAGCCATAACTTGTGCTCTTTTGGTTCCCATAACTCCACCAGCAGGAATTGATTTACCTGCAGCAGCCTTATAACCAAGAGCAGCATTAACTTTATTAGCACCATACATACGAGTTAAACCTGTGATATATGCTTTGTTACCTTTATTAGATTTTGCTGAAGCAAGAGCCTTAGTCATACCTAATGTTTTAATTTGCTTAATAACATTTGGTGAAACTTTTACTGCTGCTTTACTTCTTTTTGTATTTGGTTTGCCTGGATTTGGCATTATTATTTCCCTTTCGGTTTCTTAGGTGTTGCTTTTTCAATGCTTGATGGCTTTGGTGCAATCGGCATACCCATTGGGTTATTGCCTTTAGCGTTAGCCATAGCGTGTTCTAGATTAGGATAGTTACATCCACAAGTTGTACACATATTATTTCTTCTTTCCTGTTTTCTTTATTTTAACCATTGATTTTTTCTTTGAATCCATTTTTTTCATATCCATCATTTTCTTACCTTTAGGCATTTTTTTACCGTACATCATATTATGCTCCGTATGCTCTTCCAGTTTTGTTTGATACATCTATTGCCCTACGTATATCTTTCGTCTTAGTGGTATCAGGTTGAATACCCTGCGACCTAGCCGAACGATACAACGCAAGTTCATTATCCCATTTTTTAGAGGACATATCCATCCTACTCGTTGCTTCCCCAGCGTTCAAATCAACAGTGGAAGCCTTGCAACCAAAACATCCCTCAACGAACTCTGGATGTTTTCTAATTCTGTGTAAACTCATTCTTTGTCCCTAACGCTTTCTCAATTCTATCAATAGCATCCTTCATAGAAGAACCACCATTGTGGCTTAATTCGCCATCAAGTCTATTTAATCTTTCCATCACACTTGGAACAGGGTCTCTACCTGGACCACCAGGCTCGCCTTCCCAATCGCGGCGAAATTTTTCCAACCATTCCATCATAGAACGAGTCTTTCGAACTGTTGGCGCAATCACAAAAAACACAGAAGCAATTGCTGATGCAGTCGCACCTGCGACCAAAATGTTCTCTATCATCCTTCAAAGTTACTTTCAGTAATGCCGATGCCAGCGTTAATAAGTGCAGTCTTTTGGTTTGAGGTAACTTCATATTCGTGCCCTCCTGCATAGTACTCACTAGCAGAATCTATTTGGTCTGTTGATGGAACTCTTAACTTGTAATACTTATTACCAATTTTTAATACACTAATTCCACGAGTTAACTTGTAACGATAGAATAGACCAAAACCTGCTGGTCCTTCTTCAACTGTGGGTGGAAAAAATATTGGCAATTTAAAATCCTTTGAATAAGAGTAGCCCCCACTTGACGCGAGGGCTACCGTTAAGTGAATCTAACTACGCAGCGTTAATGCTGGATGAAGATTCAATTCTGTATAAGGCTTCTTCGCGATAACGCTTGAATCCTAATACTCCGTACCAACCAATTGGGCGCAAGCGCATCAATTTGTCAGTAACGTTTCCGATAACCACGTGTGGTTCTTCAGCAACTGCTTCAGCAAGTGCTTGTTGACCAGCAAGGATTGTACGGAACACGCGTGCACTTGAACCACCATCGGTGGCGTTGTACATACGTGGTGATTCGATGAAGTATGCACCTTCGAATGTTCCAATTTCTCCTGCCCAAATTTCGGCATTTGATTGGTATTCGTGTGGCAATCTCCAAGAAGCAGAACCTGTTTCAGCACGTAAGTCGTGTGAAACTTCTGGGTGTATTGCACACCAGTATAGGCTGCCCTTACGAGCAACTGCTTTACCTGCACGCAATTTAGCAACTGCAAGACGGATGTCTGCTGCTTTCAAAGTATGTGCACCAGTAACGTTAGTTGTTGCTGTTGCACGAGTTCCTGAAGCGTTGCTTGCGTAGATTACGTTTGTTCCAGCGCGAAGTTCTGTTTGAACAATTTCGTCAATGGAATCTGCCATATTGAACGCAACGATATTTGCAATCGCTGGGTCAACTTCAGCAAGTGACATTAATTGCAGTTTGCGTGTGGTCAACACTGCGTTACCGTATTCGTTAAGAACAACAGTTACTGCAGTTGGTGCACCAATTGCTACTGAATCTGGGTCAACTTGTTCTGATAGAGCAGTTGTTGCCTTTGATAGGTCGCTGTAGATTTGGAATACTACAGATGAGCCTGGCATTGATTGGCGTGCTGGACGTTTGTCAGCGACTGAACGTAGTAATGGTTGAGAGCGAAGTGCGAACTCAACTAGACGGTCATATGCTTTTTGTACGAGACCTGCACCATTGGATGGTGTAAAGGTTCCTACGTTGTCAGCACTTGTATATTGACCGCCACCAAGACCACCGTTAGTATTTGCTGTACCGCCAGATAACGCTGTATATACGTTAGGCATTTCGGTTTATTTCCTTAGTTAGTAGTTAGAGCCTAAATCTCTCCACCTTGTTGGAAAATCATATTTGTGATTTCTTCAGCAGATTCTGCATTTTGTAATCTCAAATATATATCATCCAAGCCAGCAGGAGACTGGGCATTTGCAGTAACAGAATCGATTTGTCTGAGTGTAGCCAAGTCTGGCTTCACATCAGCGGGCGTCTGTACTGTCAATCCAAAAACATCAGCATTATCCGTAATCCAGTTATCTACTGCTTCAGATGAAGCATCAATATCTGCAGGAATAAATTTGGCTATTTTTGGACTTACGCCCTTACTTTCAAGAACTGACTTAATAACGTTTTGACGTTGCTCAGTCTTAATCGAAGAAAGTTGTCCTTCCATTTCGGAAAGCATCTTTGATTTATTCTTTAACTCCTTGCGAAGTTGCTTTAATAAATCGCTTTCTGATTGTTGACTAGGGATAACATCTTCTTCGTCATCTTCCCAGTCTTGATAGTTGTTGCTCATCGCAACGCTCCCATTCTTTGTTGTTAGTCGCAAGCCTCACGTTAAATCTGGGGGGATTTATAATGGCTCTTGCTACCAGTCTTGTTACTCTCGTAGGGGCTGGTGGGTCCTACTGAGGGTCTATTGTTAGAACGAACCTGTTGTACTCTTGGCTAGACCAGCAGTTGAAATACCTGCTTGTCCACCAAATGTGGCTCTTTCTCTCTCTTGTAATTTCTTACGTCTTTGTGATTGCAAACCAAAGAAGGCTTCTTGTTGAAGTTCTTCTGCCATCGGTGCTTGCTCAGCACCGTATATTCCACCAAGTCTTTCAGTTTCTCTTTGGGTTTGAGCAAGTGTGCTAAATCCTGTCTTAGCAACACCATAAACATCAGATACATTTTGCGCTTCTAATTGCTTCTGTAGTGATTCAACACCAGTTTCGGCAATTGTTACATCAGAAAGTGCAGCACCAGCACGTAATTGTGCTTTCTTTAATTGACGCTCTAATGACATTGATGAAGTCTCACCACTTAACAAAGCAGATGCTAATTGTGTACGTTGTAAATTAGGGTCTGTAATACCATAGTTACCAAAATATTGACCTAGTTGTCCTTTAAGTGTTGAGTCAGCATTATCAATTTTATTAAATACATTTTGAATTCTATCTTGTACTTCTACTGCAGATATTGCACCACCAATAAAAGCATCAGTTGTATTTTTATTTGCAAGGTCTTGAAGATTATTTGCTAATAAAAGATTACGATATGTTTCTTCTGCAGCAAGGTATTCGTCAGGTTGATAAACTGCTAAACCTTTTTTAATGCGTCCTTCGTTGCCTTTAAATCTTTCTTTATACGCTTGAGTATTACGTATAGAAATTTTGGCTTCAGCAGGGGTTAATCCCTCTTTCATAAATCTTTCTACTTCAGCAGCAAGTGTTGGTAAACCACGTTGAGTAAATTCATCAGCAAGTATTTGAAATGCACTCTCTTC